AGCATCGTTGAGATCATCAACGGGCTAGAAGTGGTGCTCCTGTGAACGAAGAGACTGTCACCCCCGAAGAGCGCGTTGCGGCCGTCAAGGCCCGCCGCGCCGCTCGCGACACGTCGAACGCGAAAGCCCGCACGGCCCAAGAGGCCGTCGATCTCGAGGCGATCGAGAAGCTAGAGGAAGAGCACGGGTACACCCTGAACGTCGAGCACCAGGTCTCGCAGTTCGTCCCTGGACACCCCGTCATCGTGGGCATTCGCCCCCCGACGGAGGTGGAATACAAGCGATTCTTTTCGCAGATCAACCGCTCCGGCGGGCAGGGCGACGCGAAGGTCGCTGCGCAGATGATGCTCGCCCAGGTCTGCTGGGCGTACCCGGAAGATCCGGACTCTCGCAAGGCCATGCTTGGCGCAAATGCGGCGCTCCTTGCGAGCGTCGGCAACATCGCGAACAAGCTCGCCGAACTGAAGCAAGACGAAGCGGGAAAAGACTGAAGGCGCGCATCGGCGAGGCGAAGGGATCCGCGGGGGTCTTCGCCTCTTGCCTGATGTCCTGGCGCCGAGGTGACGAGGATACGGATGCGGAGGCTGGGGCCTTCGTGACGGCGGAGCTCGCTCTGCTCGTGCGTGCATTCCTGACGAAGAAGTGAGGTTGTCTCGTGGCTGATGGCGCAAGTTTCCAGATCGGGCTAGGCGTGACGGGGGCAGCGGACGCGACGAGCGCCGCTACCTCCCTCGCCGCGCTGTCCGATCAACTTGTGTCAGCCGGCGCGGCGTCTACGGCTGCGTCGGACGCAATGAAGGCCGGGCAGGCTGCGTACAACCAAGCGGAGACTTCGGCAGATCGCGCAGCGAAGGCGCTCGAGAAGATCGGTATCGCGGCAGACGCGCAGATCGGAAAGCTGCAGGCTGCCGTTGAGATCGGCGACACGGCTGCGATCGACGCCGCGGTGGCGAAGATCGCGCAGCTCACAGCGCGGCAGGGCGAAGCCGCGGCGAAGGCTGCGAGCACGGCTGCGGCGATGAATGTGGAGGCCGCTGCGCTGGACAGGCTCAAGTCCGCGGCTGCGTCTGCGGCGATCTCGAAGGACTTCAAGACGGCGGAGTCGGCCGCGAAGGCTGCGGCGAAGGCGACGGAAAAGGCGGGTGACGCGGCCGAAGGGGCGTCGATCAACTTCCGCGCGCTCTCTTCGGGGCTCGGGAAGCTCGGCGGTCCGCTCGGCTCGATAGGTTCGACCGCTGCAGGCGTGGGAGGGGCTTTCCAGAAGCTCTCAAAGGCGCTCGGCGCTGCAGGTCCGTACGTTGCGGCGGCGGTGCTAGCGGCAGTCCTTGCGACCGCGTTCGCAGCGGCGACGCTGGCGATCACACACTTCGCAGTCTCGGCCGCGGATACTGCGCGCACTCAAGCGCTGCTTTCAGACGGAATCGCAGGCAGCGTCGAGGGAGGCCGCGCGCTCGATAAGACGTTCGCAGATCTCTCGAACAAGGTGCCGCTCGCCCGCGAAGAGCTCGTCAGCATGGCGAGCGAGCTCGCGAAAACGGGGCTCAAAGGCGACGCGCTGTCCGAGGCGCTAGAGACTGCAGCCGTGAAGGCTGCAACGCTAAAGTTCGGCCCGAACTTCGCCAAGCAAATGCTGTCCCTCGACAACCAGGCCGCGAAGTTGAAGGCCGGTGTCACCGGACTTTTCAGCGGACTGAAGATTGAATCCCTGCTTGAGGGGCTCGCGAAGCTCGTCGGGCTCTTCGACGCGAGCGAAGCGAGCGGCAAGGCCATCAAGGTCGTTTTTGAGTCGTTGTTTCAGCCGATCATAGACGGGCTGACGGCGCTGATCCCGAAGGCGGTCTCCACGTTCCTACAGCTCGAGATCTTGGCTATGAAGGCGCTGATCGCAATCAAGCCCTGGGGGACGGAACTCACGTATCTCGCGTACGCGTTCGGCATAATCACGGCGGTCATCGTTGCTGCGGTAGGGATCGTCATTGCGATCCTGCTCGCGCTCGTCGCGCTGCCTGTCGCGCTCGTCGCGGGCTTCATGTGGCTGAGTGACGCATCGGTGGCGCTCGGCGCGTCGATCCGATCCGGCGTTGGGGCGGGGCTTGATTGGCTCTCAGCCAAGTTCGACGAGGTGATCGCGTTCCTGTCCGGACTCTCTCTGACCGAGATCGGCACGAACATGATCAACGGGCTCGTTGACGGGATCATGTCTGCGGGACCGAAGATCCTCTCGGCGATCTCTGGACTGGCGAACGGCGCGATCGACGCGGCGAAGAAGGCGCTAGGCATCGCGAGCCCATCGAAAGTCTTCGCGGAGATCGGCGTGCACACTGCCGCGGGTATGGCGCAAGGCGTCGACGGCGAGGCCGGCGCGGTGCAAGGCTCGCTCGAGTCGATGGTCGCGCCCCCCGACGCGGCGGCGCCTGCAGCAGCCCCGTCGAGCTCCCCCGGCAAGGGGGGACTCTCAGGCGCCGTCTTCAATTTCTACGGCGTAGAGGGTGCGCAGGACGCGCAGGATCGTTTCCTCTCGATGCTCGAGGGTTTCCAAGCCCAAGCAGGATCGGCGGCGCCCAATGCCGCGTGAACCGAATCCGCTGGACGACGAGCCGCTTTACGACGGGATCATCCTCGGAGGCGTGCAGTCTCCTGGCAAGTGCACGCTCTCCGGCCACGATCGGAAGATCAATTGGGACGTGAAGGCTGGCGCAGGGCAGAGCGGCGCCACCACGACTCTGAAGGACATTCCGCCGATCGAGTTCACGTGCACGTTCTACCTGCTCCGAGACGACTCGCAGGGCATCGACGATCTGATCGACTGGCCTGCGTTCCGCGAGCTGATCAACTCTACGGTGAGCGGGCCGAAGCCGAAGGCGCTTGATATCTACCATCCCGATCTTGCTGCCAACGACATCAAGTCCGTGGTCAAGGCGTCGATCGGCGGAGTCGTCCACGACGGCAAGGGCGGCCAAACGATCGTCGTCAAGTTCCAGGAGTACAAGCCACCGAAGCCGAAGGGCGGCAGCCCGAACGGATCCAAGACGAAGGGTAAGCTTCCCGCGCCTCCTGATCCTGACGCAGAGGCGAAGGCGCAGCTCGCGGCACTCACGGCCCAATACCAGAACACACCCTGGTCATGAGCACCTCTACCCTCAACGATCACAGAGTCACGCACGCGCGCGTCAACATTCCGGCGTGGGGATGCTGGTACGCAGAAGTGACGATTGACGGAGAGTTCAAGCTCGCGGGCGCCGTTACGCTCGTCCTCGCCGATCTGACGCTTCGGGGCACCGTGCTCTCCGGCGGGCCTGCGAAGGGGCGCTCGTCGTACCGGATCGTCGCCGGCGCAGGGGGGTGGGGGAAGTTCCTCCCGAAGATCTCCTACGCGAACGACGCAGGTGTGAAGCTGTCCACCGTCCTCGGAGACGCCGCCGCAGACGTGGGGGAGACCCTAGCCTCGATCGATCCTTCGCAACGCGTGGGCCCCGCGTGGACGCGCAAGGCGGGCCCTGCGTCGAGGCTCCTCGAGCTCCTCGCGCCTGGCGCCTGGTACGTAGACGAGCTCGGCGTCACGCGGCTGGGTGCGCGCGCCTCGAGAGTGCTCCCTGCCGGCGTCACGCACGGGCCTGTTGACGTCGCACGGGGGACCGTCACCCTCGCGTCCGAGAAGATCTCCGCGCTCCTCCCCGGCCTTGTGGTCGACGGGCTGTCGGCGATCGACGTGCAGCACGAGCTCTCTGCAAAGAGCGGGCTCCGCACGACGATCTGGGGTGCCACGGCCGCGGGTACCTCGCGCGCCCTATCCGCGTTCCGGGCGATCTTGGATCAGCTCGATCCGAACCGAGCGTTTCGCGGCGTCACGGAATACCGCGTCGTCACGCTGAGCGGGAAGAAGCTGAATCTACAGGCCGTGCTCGCGTCGACGGGGATGCCCGATCTTCTACGCGTTTCCGTGTGGCCGGGTGTTCCGGGATGCAACGTGACCCCGGCGCTTGGATCGCGCGTGATCGTAGGCTTCGTGAACTCCGATCCGTCTCGCCCGT